CGGATCATATTGGATGGCGGGATGGGGAGTGTCATGCGTGTGTCAGGGTAATGGCAATTCAGTAACGCCCCGCAATGAGACGCTACTGAGTGACACTACTCAGGAAACAACTCTTTGATCACTTTGTCGAATTGCTTCTTGCGGCGCTCGATCAGTGCGAGTTGGTCCATCTTGTTGATCAGCTTGTCGAAATTCAGCGGATGTTCGGCGCACAGCTCCGTGATTTCCTGTTCGATCGTTGCGATGCGCTCGTCCAGTTTTGCCATTTCCAGCTCACCCTGGATGCGCGTTTGACGTGCGCGGGCCGGTGCGAGTGCGGACTGGATCTTCTCCTTGGTCATCTTCAGAATTTCAGAATACGCGGTCAGTTTCATTTAATCCTCCGTCAGAAGTAAAAGTTTACGGTTGTGTTCATGTTCGTCTGCGCACTGGGGCGTCACCGCAGGGTCGTCCCTCGCCACTTTGTTCGACATTGGGTTGCGTGCGTGCTGCACGCCAATCGGAAACATGCCGGCCGCTTGTTGCGCTGCCAATTGCCGTTGCATCTGCTCATACGGGTCGTACTGTTGTTGCGCAGCCATACCGAGCAAGCCGGCCGAGCCAAGACCTTGGATTGGTCCCATGGTTCATTCCCTCCAAGTTACAGCGGCGCAATGCGCCGCTTGGTTGATTACTCCATGTACCCGTTGGAACGCAGCGTTTCGTCAGTCCAGCCTGCGGCGATCATCTGCTCGTAGGTGAACTGGCCGGCCTTGGCAGTCATGCGGGGGCCAGCAGGCGCTGCGGGTGCGGCGGGCGGCGCGACTGGTGCAGCTGGTGCCGGAGCGGGCGCTACGGGCTGCAGGAACCCCGGCGCGGGCGTTACGGCCATGGGTGCAGCGGGCGCCGGGGCAGGTGCAGCAGCTTGTGCGAACCCCGGAACAGCAGGCTGAACAGGGCGTGCGCCAGCCGGAAGTTGCGCCGCGCCGAAGCCAACAGAGGTTGTGTCCACGTCAGACGCAATGCGGTCGCCTTCGCCAATCAGTGCAACTGCGATCGGGTTCAGATATACGCCGGGCGTACCGTTCGGAACCGGCTTGTTGCCCGCAACGGAACCGAACATCTGCACGTAGTCGCCAGGAAGGATACTACCTTCGGGCAATTCGACGGAGCCGTCTGCGTTGCAACGTTTCGGCAACCAGCCTTGATTGAACCACAGTACCCAGTGGCCGGGTTGGCCAGGCTGGTCGCATGGACGCTTGCCCTTTTTGTTCGGGATGTTCGAGTCGCCGTCAGTGATCTTCCAGCTGAACGATGGCGACTGAACGAGGTTCTGATGCGCGGTTTTGCCGGCTTCAAAAATCGTTGCGCCCCATACGGTTTCAGACCAGTGCTTCTCTTGACCTTTCGGAATGGCGATACCGACGCTACAATGCATTTCAGGCTTGCCGTCTTTGCCAATCTTCGGCTGGCCGTTCGTTTCGGTGCGCGGGTTGAGTTTGTCGAGGCTGCCGCCGATCATACGGCTTGGCGGGAAAAGAATATCAGGCATTTGTTTCTCCTTGGTTGATTGGGGTTTCGATGCTACGGTACTTTGACGGGATTGTCAACTGCTACAGCTCGACGCGACTCATGAGCGTAGCGATATGGTTGAGTTGCCGTTCGAGAATGTCCATCTGATCGTGCAGATCGGCGAACAGGGTGGGCAATGGAGCTTGCTTTGGCTGCGGATCATCCTCAATGTCGTTGCGCGGCACGGGTGGTACTGGGAGTTCGGCGCGCATCACTGGTTGGAGCGCCTTCTCGAATTCATCGTGAATATTTGCCGCCTGTGCAGCCAACAGTGCAATACGCGATACTGCGTCATTGGAATGTGCCATGTCTATTTCTCCTTACTAACGTTAATTGAAAACACTTTACGCAACTGCTTCTCGTTCGACCGAACGAGTTTCACTTCACCCACTGGCGTTTCGGAGTACGCCCGAACGATCTCTGCAGGCAGGCCCGCTTTGATTGCCTGTTTCGGCGTGAGTGCGCCAGGCTTGCTGATGTCGATCTCCATCATGCGCCCGAGCGCGACGACCTCTTCAACAGGTTTAGCCCAACGCTCACACCCAGCGCCTGCTTCGAGCGCGTAGCCTGGCACGGCTGTACCGGAACGCAGCATTGCCTGCGCCTGTTCGGCCAAGCCGGATTGGCGGGCCTTCAACCGCTCAATGCCCCACTCGATAATGCGCAGTTCCAGCCCGGTAGCCTCTGGTGTGAGTTCCAGTGGTGCAGACTGGCCGGCGATGTCCAGCGCGGCGTATCCTGCGCGCTGCAGCGCCTCGCACGCATGGTTTGCAGAACAGTCCTGGCAATGGATCGACGGGACACACGGTGCGTCAGGTTGCTCGGCGGCGACGCACGCAGCGCGGAGCTTGTCCCAGTACACTTCGAGTTCGGACGCCGTTGTGCGCCACTCACGAACCGGGCCGTCACGGTGGTAACTGCGCGGCTGGATGATCAGGAAGATCACCTCAAGCTCACCCTCGCCGTGCCAGTAGAACATCTCGCCGTTTGCATATGCGATTTCCTGCCAGTTCTCGAACACCTCAACATGACGATGGCCGAACTTGTAATCCGCAATGACCAGCGTGTTGGGCTTGAGCCGAGAGAAGTCAGGCGTTCCGTAGCAATTTGGATGAATACCTGCGCACGAGACTTGCGTTTCGATTTTACCGCCATCCAGATATGGAGCGAGCGCATCGGCGTACATTTCAGCACCGTCCTGCATCTCTTCGGTCACAGCAACGCCATTCGGAGCGAGTTCGCCAACTGCGTGTGTGCGACCAAGCAGCATCTCCGACGCGACCCAGTGCGCCGCCGTGCCTTCCATGGCAGATGGCGAATCTTCATCCTCAGGATAGAGCTTGCGCATCTTGAACGCGCCAGGGCACGCGACAATTGTGGCCAGCCCGGACGGAGCGAATGGGGCGTGGGTCGTCATGCTGCACCTCCCGAACGAGTGTATCCCTTGCCTGCGGCGAACTTGATCGCTTCGGTGCGGCAGAGTTGACGCGACGACTCGCTCCGGCTCTCCAGGTTCGCTTTCTTCTGCGAAATGCGAACACGCATCGTTTTTGTAGGATTGCCGATCTTGTGAAATTTCATTACGTTCATTACACACCTCCGATGAGTTTTTCAATGTCAGCCTTAACTGCGGGCAGATGACGTTGCGTTTCCGGCACAGTGAGGAAGATGCCGGGATGCGCAACGTCGTATTTGCCGATCACTTCCCGCACTTGCATCTCGGTCACACGGCGATCTTTCAGCAGTGGTGACAACCATAACATGAACTCTGGGAACATCAGGGGTTGGTCTGTTGGATCGGGTGCTGCAGGTGCTGCGGGTGCTGCGGGTGCTGCGGGTGCTGCGGAGTCGCAGGTCGGGCAACCGGGGCGCCCGGTACAATTCGGGTTATTGTCGCACGGCCATTCTGGGTCTTTTGGCGTTGCTGGCGATACGCTCGCCATCGCAGCGCGCAGTTCGGCTTCCACACGGGCGATTTCGGCATCATCCACGCCGCGCTTGCCGCGCCATTCGCCGTTCTGCAGCTTGGAACGAGTCGCGCTGTGAATGCGTCCGTCCCACGGCAATCCGCGCGAATCGTGCGTGATTGAGGCGGTTGGCGCGGGCGGTTCAGGCGGTGGCGCTGAAGCCGCGACTCGGCCCAATTGTTCTGCCAACGATGGCGCCGGTGGGGCAGCAGGGGTCGCAGGTACTGCGGTTGTCGCGTCGGCAACAACTGGCGTAAATGCGGGTGGCGCCGGGGGCGTTGCGTTCTGCGCAATAGCGTCACGCAGTTCGTCAGACAGTTCGATCGGCGGCAGATGCACCGCGCCAGCCTGCGCCTTCGCCGCCGCGATCTTGTCGGCTTCGCCCAAAAAGAAACGCAGCAGCGTGCGCTCGATCGAGCTCATGTTTGTTACATCGGAAATTTCAACTTTGATTGCCATTTATTTCTCCTATGCGGCAGCCCGGACAGAATCCAAGCTGATGATTTGTGCATGAAACTTTTGTGTCGGCCCAGCTTCGGGCACTTCACCGCGACGCTCTCGCGCCCGATTACGTTCCCGAATCGCCTTCTGTTCAGGTGATTGCATTTCCAGCAATTTCTGCAAGATGTCAGACACTTCGCCAGGGTCTACGATGATCTCTTCAGTACGCGCCAGTGGTGTGTTGAAGATGCCAAAGTCCTCAATACTCTTCGGCTCAAATGGACCGACGCTCGGTCGAGCATCAATTTGTTTGAACATGCCGAATGAGTCCATCGCACGTACCACTTCAATTCGAGGCGCGGCATGAATTACTCGAAATGTTGGAAGCGCGTAGCTCGCATCTTTCGCGTACCTGAAGAAGTCAAAGCTGCTGAATTCACTGAATGCGTACAGTCTGAGGTCTTGATGACGCATCAATAAGCGAATGCGCATCTCCTCAAAGTGTTGCTCAGTGGCGAGTTCCCAACCCGCTTGCTGCAATGCAAACGTGTTGGATTCAAACCCCAACCAGAACACTTTGCAGGGCCGACTCTTGACCACGTATTCTTCAGGCGAACGAACCATCTTCAATGCTCGCTTCGAGATCCTGCACTTCACGCTTGAGGTTGGCCACAACTCGCTCGGCAGCGTCGAGGTCGCGCAATTTCTTGACCAGCGCCGTCTTGGCTTTCTCGCCCTTTTCCTTGGAAATCTCCAGACGGGCTTCTTCTTTCACTTTCTTGATGTCGAACATCACTTTCTCCTTTCGATTTTAATTGTAAACGGGAACAACTTGGTCCACCATGGCCGCTTGTTGCGCAGCCGATGCTTCTCCACTTCTACTGCATTGCGGAACCGCTCGGCCTCAATCTCAGCTCGCGCTTGTTCGATTGGGTTCAATTTATTTCTCCTGATTGGTTGCAACGATTCTCAGATTACGGTATATTGACCAATATGTCAACTGTTACTTGGAGAAGGTGCTGAGGAGTCATCGAAATGCCGAAAATTAAACTGTTTGTGAGTATCGGACTCGTGGGTTGTCAACATGAGGACGTAATTGAAATTGATGACGCCGAATGGGGCAAAATGACGTTGGACGAGCGCGACGAACGACTAACTGAAGAAGCACGCGAATACGCATACAACTTCATAGAGTACGGCGCGTACTTGGCGGAAAGCGAGAACACGTAACATGCCAATAACCAAACTCAGAGATTTCCAAGCGAAAATGATCCACGACTTCAACGAAGCGTGGTCGGCAGGGGCGCGAGACGTGCTCGGCGTTGCAGCGTGCGGTGCAGGTAAGTCGGTCATCGCGGCGCACGTCATCCACAACGAGAGCGCAGCGAGCGTGTTCATTGCGCACCGTTCCGAACTCATCTCGGGCGAGTCGCTTGCGCTGGCCCGCAACGGCGTGCGCCATCGCGTCATCGGGCAGCCGGCGCTTCGGCGCGAGTGTTCCAGGCGACACATATCCGAGGGGTTGTACGATCACGTTGACCCGAACGCGCGTGTTGCAATCGCATCGGTCGATACTCTCGTTGGGCTTCCAGCGCACGATCCGTGGATTCAATCGGTGCGGTTGGCTGTAACTGATGAAAGTCATCACCTCCTCCGCAGCAACAAGTGGGGCCGCGCCTTGGAGATGTTCCACAACGCCCGCGGCCTCGGCCTGACCGCAACGCCGCTACGTGCCGACGGCAAAGGCCTCGGTCGTCACGCGGACGGCGTATTCGACATTCTCATCGAAGGCCCGACCGCCCGCGAGATCGAGTTGATGGGCTTCCTCACACCGCACAAAATCTACGCCCCACCAAGCGATCTCGATCTGTCCGGTGTGACCATCGGCGCGTCCGGCGATTACAGTCCGAAGCTGCTGGCCGCCGCGACGCACAAGTCGCACATTGTTGGTGATGTGGTGCAGCACTACTTGCGCCTCGCGCCTGGCAAACTCGGGATGACATTCGCGGTGGATGTACTCAGTGCGGGCGAGATTGCGCAAGCGTTTCGTGATGCTGGCGTTGTTGCCGAAGTTGTGACCGGAAACACCCCCGCCGATGTGCGAAACACCATATTCCGTCGCTTCCGCGCAGGCGACGTGCAACAACTCGTGTCGTGCGAGATTGCCGGCGAAGGATTCGACCTGCCGGATGTTGCGGTGATCTCATTGGCCCGCGCCACTGAGAGCTATGGATTAGCCACGCAGCAGATTGGCCGCGTGAAGCGCATTCTAGCGGGCAAAGACTGCGGGATTGTGATCGACCACGTTGGCAACACGCAACGGCACTGCACGGCGAAGCAATGCCCGGCAACCGGCGAATGGTACATCAGTGTTGGCGAACGCGAATGGTCACTCGACCGGCGCGAACGACGCACATCCAGTAAAGCGCCGCAGATCGCGCTCACAACATGCCCATCGTGCTTGCAAATGTACGAGCGCGTACTTGGCCGCACCTGTCCATACTGCAAGAATACGACTGAACCGGCAGGACGTAGCGCCCCCGAGATGGTGGACGGCGAACTGGCCGAACTCGATCCGCAAGCGCTGGCGCAGATGCAGGGCGAAGTCGCCCGTGTGGACGGTGCGCCGGTTGTTCCGTTTGGTGCAACACCAGCGATCCACGGCGCAGTAATGAAGCGCCACCGCGAGCGCCAGGACGCGCAACGTGCGCTACGTGAGGTGATGGCGGTGTACGGCGGCTGGCGCGTTGCGGCCGGTGCCGACCTGGGGCGCGCACAGCGTGAGTGGTATCATGAATTTGGAACGGACGTACTGAGCGCGCAGGCGCTCGGCCGCTCCGAAGCCGATGCGTTGCGTGAGCGCGTCGAAGCTCGGCTGCGCGCTGCAGGTATTGCGGTTGACAAGACGGTCAGTCTGGGGTAGAGTTCTGAGCATATAACGAACTGTGGGAGATGGGGATGGTTTGCAACGCATGCGAAGGACGTGGAAAAACTTGGGAAGGCGACGATCCAAAGTGCGCGTTTGAAACAGACACGTTCGACCGCAACAACTGGAACTGCGCAACAGTTGGATTGATTCGTCGAATTTGCGACGAATCGCAGCGCGGCGTCAATTACCAGCAGTGCGAAGACCAAAACTACACAACAGTAACTGTCAATCATATTGAGGGCTTGAACGGCGCGCTGGCGTTATGGGTGAGTTGGTACAAGCGACGCGGAAGAACTGATGCAATGTGGTTGCTATTCGAGAATGATCCGCCGCGCGAGCCAACTGAGCAAGAGTGCATGCTGATTGCAGCCGCGTATGGTTTTAACAAGCAATGAACACTGGAGAACCAGCATGAGCGAATACCACAAAATCCAAAGCATCTTCAAGCGCGACATGGCCAGCAAACGGAAAACGTTGATCGAAGGTGACTGGACGTTGCCCGAGTTCGAGTATCTGGCCAACAACACATGGGTTTTCACTGAGAAGGTGGACGGCACGAACATCCGCGTCATTTTCAAGGATGGCGTTGTGACATTCGGCGGGCGAACCGCAGATGCACATATTCCGGCGCAACTGGTAGCTAGACTTAATGAACGATTCCTGCCGCTTGCGCAGAAGATGGCAGATATGTTTCCTGGCGGCAAAGTTGTACTGTACGGCGAAGGCTACGGTGCAAAGATCCAGAAGGGTGGGGAAAACTACCGGCCAGATCAAGACTTCGTTCTTTTCGACGTGAGGGTTGGTGAGTTTGCGATGCTGCGACGCGCCGATGCCGAAGACATAGCAACGAAGCTCGGACTGGACATTGTGCCGGTCATTGGCGAAGGCACGCTGTATGACGCAGTGGCGCGCGCCAAGGCGGGAATACCTTCGACATGGGGCGACTTCCAAGCCGAAGGTATCGTTGCACGCCCAAAAGTTGAGCTGGCGACGCGAAGCGGCCACAGGTTGATTGCCAAGATCAAGTGCTGTGACTTTGCGAGCGGTGAGCAATGAACAACATCCTACAAACCTGGGCCGCCCGCCACAACATCCCGCCCGCCGCGCTGGCCGAGCTGCACCGACTGCTGACGGCAACCGTGACGCCCACATCAGCCAACGGCGGCGAATCTGAATCGGACGTTCAATCGCGCGTGCGACTCGCTGCCGCACGCAACGGAACGCTGCTGTGGCGCAACAACGTTGGCGCAGGCAAGCTCGACAACGGATCGTTCGTTCGCTGGGGCTTGTGCAACGATTCGCAAGCGCTGAACGACAAAGTGAAGAGTGCCGATCTGATTGGTATACGGCCTGTCCTCGTGACGCCTGCGCACGTCGGGTCAACAATCGGCCAGTTCGTGTCGTTGGAATGCAAACGGCACGGCTGGAAATACGCAGGAACGAAACGCGAAGTTGCCCAGAAGCACTGGCTTGAAGTCATCCAGGCGGCAGGCGGCGACGCACGGTTTATTACTTCGGAGGAGGAATTGTAATGGGTGAAGCGAATATGGGTACGATGATAGTGCACGATGACGTGAGCGATCGCCTCGACGAAATGGCCGAACTGTGCGAGCACTGGAAGCGATGGCGCGAGGGCCGGAATCGCACGCCGCTGGCGATTCGCAAAGCGCTCGTATTGCTGTCAAACGAAGTTGTTCTGCTTGATGCACATGAGAAACGAAACGGACTCAGGAGCGAGCCACTATGACCGACATCTACGACATGGCAACCGAGCGCGAGGAGTTCGATCGCAAGGTTGCGCACCAGAACAAGAAACCCGAACTGCCACATATTGGCAAATGCCACTGGTGCGGCGAGTTGCTGCAACACGGCGTATTCTGCGACGCCGACTGCCGCACAGACTACGAACGCGCCGAGAGATTCAAGCGATGACCGCTGTTGACGCCACCCGCCTGCGCCGCGCCTTCGAGTTGTCCGGCTTGGAACGACTCGGCTGGACGTTCGAGCGCGCCATGCAGTGTGAGAACCTTGCGTGGTCGATCAATCGCCGCGCCAAGCTGCTGCGTAACGATCCGACGCCTGGCGGTAGCGTGCCGCGCAATTGGAACGGCAGCAAACCGGCGCATATGCTGCGCCAGCATGGCGATACGCTGCACTGTTCGTGCGGCAAGCAGTTTGATGTTAATGACCCGGAGGCGCGTGAGCATGAGTAATGTACACTTTTCAAGTGCAACCGACCTACACGCAACACCTCAAGCGTTTTTCGACAAACTCAATGCGGAATTTCACTTTACGCTGGACGTGTGCGCTACGAGCGAGAATGCCAAGTGCGAAACCTACTACACCAAGCAGGATGACGGGCTGGCGCAACCGTGGCGCGGGAACGTATGGATGAACCCGCCATACGGTCGAGAAATTGGGCGCTGGATGCGGAAGGCAAACGAATCTGCGAATGAAGGCGCAGTCGTGGTTTGTTTGGTTCCAGCGCGTACCGATACGAATTGGTGGCACGAGTACGCTATCCAACACGAGGTTCGTTTTGTTCGCGGGCGACTCAAATTTGGTGACGCGAAGAATAGTGCACCCTTCCCCAGCGCTGTCATTGTGATGCGGCCGCAACCATGACCGCACCGCCGAAGAAAAAGAACGTCGTCACGTGCGAAACAAAACGCCGCTATGCTGACGAGTTCGCCGCCCGCGCGGCCGCAATGGAATCTCTCGAATTGCATCCGCCAGAATCAGGCGCGCTATGGATATACCCGTGCGCACTGTGCCGAGGATGGCATTTGACACGCCGCAACAATGGTACGGCACGTAAGATTATTCCAGGGGAGCCGGTGTTATGACTCATGGTCAATCCAAACGTCACAGCTGGCTCGAAGCGTGGGCGAATATCGTGATCGGTTTTGCAATCAACTACGCGGCGAATCTGGTGATCCTTCCGCTGTTCGGCTTTCACATTGGGCTGCTGGATAATTTCTACATGGGGTTGCTTTATACGTGCGTGTCGCTGGTTCGCCAATACGCGCTGCGTCGGTACTTCAATCAACTGATGATCAAACTACACATACGGGAGAATGGGAAATGAACTTGGACGATATTTGTGGAAATTGCGGCAAGCGACATGGCGAACATAGTTTTAAAAACGACGCATGTCCAATCGCCGAAGCTGAACCTCTGTGCTTTCACGCCACGAACAAATTTGTTGCGATGCGCGAGCTGAAAAAACCGCAACCATACAAATGGGGCGATGACGTGCCTGACTCAACAGGTTTGCCACCTAGCGTCATGTGGGTGGGAGAGAGTGAAGCTGCGGATAAAGTAATTGCACGTCAACTCGCAGAAATTGAGGCATCGGGCAGAATACTGCATCACTCCAACGTGCTGACTGACGCCAAACCAACCAATCCAAAAGACGCATGCGGCGTGCGCAAAGCGCCCATGTCAACTGTGCCCGCAAACGTCCTGGCCGAACTCGGCACGGCTATGCTGGAAGGCGCATTAAAGTACGGCAGGCACAACTACAGAGAAGTCGGCGTGCGCGCATCGGTGTACTACGATGGCACGATGCGGCATCTGATGGCGTGGTGGGAAGGTGAAGACATTGACACGGACAGCAATTTGTCGCATATTACGAAGGCCATCGCATCGCTGACCGTACTGCGCGACGCAATGATGCGCGACATGGTTGAAGATGACCGGCCGCCGAAGACACCGAACATGTACGCCGACTTGAACAAACGTGCCGCCGAACTGACTGACCGCTATGCGGATCGTGATGTGCGACACATAACCGTAAAGGACCACAAATGAGCACCCCAGTTATCCGAAAACAACAGATCCTTGACGCAGCGATGGTTGAAGCTGACAAACACGGCTACCGTGACATTACGCGCGCCGGGGTTGCAGAGCGCGTCGGGTGCTCGCCTGCGCTGGTGTCGTTCTACTGGGGCACGATGAAACAATTGCATCGCAGCATCATGGGCGAGGCGGTGCGTGTTCGTCACTTGCGCATCCTGGCGCAAGGAATCATCGCAAAGGACGCCCGCGCGCTCGGCGCACCGGACGATTTGCGCAAGGAGGCGTTGCGTTTCGTAATGGGGGTCTGAACATGACCGCAACACTCCCAACAGCGCTGCAAGCGCTAGGCGCGTACCGCCAATTCATTTTGTGGCGCCGCGCTGACAAACTCCCATGCTCATACACTACCGGCCAGCCGTGCGATCCGCACGCTTCCGCCAACTGGACCGACGCGGCAACGGCGTTCGCGACGGCTGCGGCAAACCCCACCTATGGCGTCGGCTTTGTGCTAACCGTCGCCGATCCATTCTTCGTTGCCGACGTTGACAGTTGCCTCCAGCCGGACGGCACATGGTCGCAGGCCGCGCTCGATATGGTTGCGGCGTTTCCTGGCGCAGCCGTTGAAGTTAGCCAGAGCGGCAAAGGTTTGCATATATGGGGGTCGTACCGTGACATCCCGGCGCACAGTTGCAAGCGCAGCGGCTACGAGTTGTATCACGAAGGGCGGTATATTGCGCTCGGGCATCCGAACGCTACGGGGAATGTTGCAACGGACTGCACCGATGCACTGGGCGCTGCCGTATCGCGCTGGTTTGCCCCGACAGTTGCCGACGCGACGCCGGCCGACTGGACCGACGTGCCGTGCCCGGAATGGCGCGGCACGGAGGATGATGACGCGCTGATTGAGCGCATGCTGCGCTCGAAGCAGTCCGTAGCCGTCACGTTCGGCGGACGCGCATCGTTCGCCGATCTCTGGACTGGCAACGCCGAAGCGCTCGCCCGGTCATACCCCAGCACGACGCCCGGCCAGCCATACGACGCCAGCTCGGCTGACCAAGCGCTCGCTATGCATCTGAGCTTCTGGACTGGCAAGAACTGCGCACGAATTGAGCGTTTGATGCGTCGTTCCGCCCTTGCGCGCGATAAGTGGGAACGCGAAGACTATCTGCGCGGCCGCACCATACCGCGCGCCGTGGCAAATACGGCGAACGTGTGCCAGGACAAACAGCCCGACCTGCCGGTGTCACGTGCGGAGACTCCCGCGCAGCCTGAGACGCCGGCAGATCCCCTCGACGCACCGACCGCCACGCCTGCCAAACCTGCACCGGCCACGTCGCGCCGTGTGAACGGGACAACCTTCGCGTCGCCCGACGCTCAGGCGCTCATGTGGGCCGGGTTCGCGTATGTGGTTGAGGACAACAAGATCCTGACTGACACCGGGGAAATGCTGGACGAGGCGCGATTCAAAGCCAAATACGGCGGTTTGAGCTACGCCAAGGACAACACGAACGACAAGTTCACCGAGAACGCGTGGGAAGCGTTCATCATGTCCAAGGCGCTGCGCCACCCCAAGGTTGACCGCACGGCCTTCCGCCCCGACCTCCCGCCATTCACGATCTACGAAGAAGACAACCTCTCGTTCATCAATACGTACATCCCGCCGAAAGTGGCGCGCAAGAAGGGCGATGCGTCACCACTGCTGCGCCACCTGGAGAAGCTGCTGCCCGTCCCGCGCGACCGCGAGATTGTGCTGGCGTACATGGCAGCGCTCGTGCAGTACCAAGGCCATAAGTTCAACTGGTGCATCTTCCTGCAGGGCACGCACGGGAACGGCAAGTCGCTGCTATCCCTGTGTGTCAAGGCTGCGATCGGCGACCGCTACTCACACATGCCGCGCGCCGACGGTCTGACGGAGAATTTCAACGATTGGCTGGCGCGCAGCACGTTCTGCGGCGTGGAAGACATCTACCTACCCAGCGGACGCGAGGAGATTCTGGAGATATTGAAGCCGATGATCACGCTGGACTACCAGCCAATCCGGGCGATGCAGCGCAGTCAGACGATGAAGCGCGTGTGCTGCAATTTCATCCTGAATAGCAACCACAAAGACGGCATCCGCAAGACCCGTGAAGACCGCAGGTTCGCGTCATTCTTCTGTGCGCAGCAAGAGGTTGACGACTTGGCCCGCGACGGTCTGACCTCTGATTATTTCGCCGATCTGTACGACTGGCTGTATCACAAGGGCGGGTTCGCCATCGTGTCCGAGTTCCTGCACACGTACAAGATCCCCAAAGAGTTCAGCCTGCCTCACCTGAAGTCGCGCGCGCCAACCACGTCGAGCACAGAAGAGGCCATTACGCTCAGCCTGGGCCGCGTGGAGCAAGAAGTCATGGAAGCCGTGGCGCAACATCGCAACGGCTTCTGCGGCGGCTGGATCAACTCCATGGAGCTTGACGCCTTGCTCAAGGAGAAACGAATGGACGTAACAATGACGCGGGCGAAACGCCTGGACATGGTACGCTCGCTCGGGTATGACTGGCATCCGGCGCTGTATAAGGGGCGGTCAACCACGGCGATCGGGCAGGCCCGGCCGATTCTGTTCATCAAGCGCGGGCATATTGCGCGTGAGGTGAAGGATCAGGCGCAGGTCGCGCAAGTGTATCTGAAGGCACAGGCGGAAGGCGGCGCGGGGTATGTGCCGGCGTTCGGGCAGCAGGTGCGGACGTGAGAGTATTGGTAGCGTGTGAGTACAGTGGCCGAGTGCGCGACGCATAAATGCGTCGCGGGCACGATGCAGTAAGCTGCGACCTCCTGCCGACCGAATCGCCCGGCCCGCACTATCAAGGCGACGTGCGAGACATTCTCTGGATGCCTTGGGATATGGTCATTGCGTTCCCCGACTGCACGTACCTATGCGGCAGCGGTTGGCACTGGGTTGCGCGTGGCCGGATCGAGGCAGATGGGCGACCACGTATCGAACACGTCAATGAAGCGCTTGCGTTCGCCAGGATGTTCATCGACGGGTCGGAAACCGCGCACATCCCGCGACGCGTTGTGGAAAACCCGACCGGCCGCCTGTCAACACTCGTTCGCAAACCTGATCAGATTATCCAGCCGCACCAATTTGGCGATGACGCCAGTAAGGCGACGTGCTTGTGGTTACATGGCGTGCCGCCACTCACCCCGACCCAGAACGTACCGCCACGCATCGTTTACGCGAACTGGAAGGCGTACAAGCGATGGGCGAATCAGACGGACAGCGGGCAGAACAAACTACCGCCGAGCGCTGACCGATGGAAGATCCGCGCTGAGACGTATTCAGGCGTTGCGGACGCTATGGCGGCGCAGTGGGGATAATGAGGTGTTGGTGGCCGGTGCTGATCTCCGGCTTTCGTGATTACTTTCAAGGCATGTTTGCAATAGGCTCACGACGCCTCATGCCCTGCTTTGTGCATCAGTCAATATCCATCGCACAAGGATGGCTTGCACATTCACCAACACAGATGCGATTGTTAGCGGGTACGCGCATAGAAAGGCTCGGAACTATACACGTATTCAATCGCATCTGTGTTGATCCTCCGAATAAAAAAGCCGTCTTGCAAAGTCCTGCGCCGAGGAGGGATAAGCGCTTCGTTTTATGCTACGGGCAAGACGGCGTGAAACCTACGCAGCGACACGCGCCGCAATTCGTTCAATATCGGCAAACCCACATGAGCACTCCCCGCCACCCGTGTCATACGCGGCGCAGTCGGCCAAGTGCCAGGCGTATTTACCAATCGCTCCGGCCAGCCGTGTCTCCGATTCTTCAGACGGGTGCGGCACGGCCGGCCGTGCCAACTCGACACCTTCGCGCACCTTCTGCCCACACGTCGGGCATGCGCGACGTGTCCTGGCTACGGCGCCGGCAATAGTCGGCTGCGAGATCCCGAACAACTCGGCTGCGCGGGCCTGCGTGCGCTTCGGTTCGCCTTGCGCGGGCTGTTCCAGCAGCCACGCCACGGCCTCGCGGGTTCGTGTGCCGTGCGGGTTCATACGGTATTCGCCAACAGCCATAGCGCGGCAAGTGCGCAGTATGCAACGGCCGCTAACGCGGTAGCCCATCTCGGTGTTGTGCTCATTACATTTCCATTCCGCCGGGCAGTGTGACCCGCATTGGCTTGCCGGTAACGAGAAACGTCCCATCGTTACAGATGGCCGACTCGCTGTTCTCATTGATGTGCTTCAAACCACCATGCGGCGCGCACTTGTCGATCGAAGCGTTGATCAGCTTCATATCAACGGTGCCACATGCGCTCAGTGTGAGTAATGCTGCGATCAGTAATATGCGTTTCATGTTGTCGCTCTCCTTTGTCCTATTATCGTAGATGTTGCGGTTCGTGTCAATCCTCACCGTGTACCAGCTTGCGGAACAGCTCAATCTGCCGGGTTCGCTCGGCGGCACGGGCGGCATAGGCGGCGGCATAGGCGGCATCGGCGGCACGGGCGGCGGCATAGGCGGCACGGGCGGCATCGGCGGCGGCATAGGCGGCATAGGCGGCATAGGCGGCACGGGCGGCGGCATAGGCGGCATAGGCGGCACGGGCGGCATAGGCGGCACGTTCAGCGCTTGCCGGTGTGCGGTCTGTGCCGTTCATCCAGTTAGCCGCCCACTCACGCCAGGCCGGGTCGGTGTAGTGCGGTTCGGCGCAGTATATCGAGAACGCTATCGCGAGTTCTCGGCCGCCGTCCGTAGCTCTGAGCGCCCAGATGGCATCGTCGAATCCGTTGTTATCGAGGATCGTCTCCAGGGCGATCGGTCCGGCGAAGTCGCGGCCGACGTGGTTGGCGATCAGGTCGTAACCTCTCGTGCATGCGTGGTTGTCGCGCAGGGCTTGCAGGGTTGTGGTGTATGCGTTCATGGTGTTATGTCTCCTCTGTTGTGGTTGATGATGTTGCGCGGCCCGATCCGCCGCAGCATTGGCACACTTGACTGGTGGCCTGGCGCAGCTCCTCGCGGTAGACGGCTTGCTGTGATATGCCAAACTTGTCGGCGGCTCGTTGTTGCGTGCGCTTCGGTTCGCCAGGCGCAGGCGTTTCCCGGCGCCATGCGACGGCTTGTTTTGATTTACTCACTTCATACCTCCCCAGACAATTAGACCTAAAATGACCAGCCCGCATACCACGCCAGCTAGGAACTCAGCAACCCAGCGAACGGCCTGCGCCCGGCGCTGCTGTGCTTGATACTCTTGCTCTGAATATACGCGCATGCCGGCCTCTTACGCTGAAACGTCGGCTGCTGCGGCAACGCCACGTACCAGCCTGCGGAATACCTCAATCTGCCGGGTTCGCTCGGCGGCACGGGCGGCATAGGCGGCGGCATAGGCGGCATCGGCGGCACGGGCGGCGGCATAGGCGGCATCGGCGGCGGCATAGGCGGCACGGGCGGCATCGGCGGCGGCATAGGCGGCACGGGCGGCATCGGCGGCACGGGCGGCATCGGCGGCGGCATAGGCGGCATAGGCGGCACGGGCGGCGGCATAGGCGGCGGCATAGGCGGCGGCATCGGCGGCATAGGCGGCGGCATAGGCGGCGGCATAGGCGGCACGGGCGGCATAGGCGGCACGGGCGGCGCTTGCCGGTGTGCGGTCTGTGCCGTTCATCCAGTTAGCCGCCCACTCACGCCAGGCCGGGTCGGTGTAGTGCGGTTCGGCGCAGTATATCGAGAACGCTATCGCGAGTTCTCGGCCGCCTTCCGTAGCTCTGAGCGCCCAGATGGCATCGTCGAATCCGTTGTTATCGAGGATCGTCTCCAGGGCGATCGGTCCGGCGAAGTCGTGGCCGACGTGGTTGGCGATCAGGTCGTAACCTCTCGTGCATGCGTGGTTGTCGCGCAGGGCTTGCAGGGTTGTGGTGTATGCAGTCATGGTGTTATGTCTCCTCTGTTGTGGTTGATGATGTTGCGAGTATTCCGCTTACGCTGAAACGTCGGGGTGGAAACCCTCGAATATGGCAAGCGGGCGATATTCCTCCGGGTGCCACGTGCTGCCATCCGCAGCAATTGCTTCTACTGCAGCTGCCATGTGCGCACCGTGCGGATCGTCGGCATGCACAAAGCATAAGAACGTATCGCAATCATCGGCTGATGTGGCGGGTCGTGCGAGTAATACGGTATATGGTTTGCTCATGATCAGTACGCCTTATTGGATGGGTGGAAGTAAACGCCAAGCGGCCGCGACTGCGAAACGGCGGCGCTTATGGCGCGGATGTGTCGCCACTTCGCACGCCGCACATGCTGACCGACGGCACGGAAGAACAAGCAAACAGGATTGCAGGGGTTGCGGTATTGGTTCATGGTGTCACCTCCAGGTTGTTCAGTTCGTTGCGGGCGTCGGGTGCCGTTACAGGTTCGAGCAACCAGAACCGCTCCAGAAACCGAGCAAGCGCCTCTTCCCCCGCACCAGTAAACAGCCGCATGCCAGTATTAGCTGAGCGGCACTGCAGGCGGCCACGTACCATCTTAGCCACTACCCCACTTGCTGCGCCCTTGTTGCAGATGCGACCCTCGTCGTCAACTGTGCGGCCATATCGTTGCGCTACGTCGTTAAGTGTCATGGTGTAATCTCCTCAATTCCTCCATTACGAACAACTTGCTCTAGGTCATGCCACGCAGCGGAAGCGGGCGATACCTTCAGACCGTCGGGCAAGATGTACCCTTCAATCCCCGCATGCGTTGCCATGGTATCCAGGGCGCGTATAGCGTCCGCGTCGGCGGTTCGTTCGCCGCTGGACTGTAGCACCAGAACAACCGGGATATAGTAGCGGCTCATGCTATCGCCTCCCCACGCACCAGCTTACAGAATACCTCAACCTGCCGGGTTCGCTCGGCGGCACGGGCGGTAGAGGCGGCATAGGCGGCGGCATAGACGGCGGCATAGGCGGCGGCATAGGCGGCGGCATAGGCGGCATAGGCGGCACGGGCGGCGGCATAGGCGGCACGGGCGGCGGCATAGGCGGCACGGGCGGCGGCATAGGCGGCATCGGCGGCGGCATAGGCGGCATAGGCAGCATTGGCGGCACGTTCAGCGCTTGCCGGTGTGCGGTCTGTGCCGTTCATCCAGTTAGTGGCCCACTCACGCCAGGCTGGATCGGTGTAGTACGGTTCGGCGCAGTAGATGGCGAACGCTATGGCGAGTTCTCGGCCGCCTTCCGTAGCGCGCAATGCCCAGATGGCATCATCGAGTCCGTTGTTGTCAAGGATTGTCTCCAGATCGATCGGTCCGGCGAAGTCGCGGCCAACGTGGTTGGCGATCAGGTTGTAACCTCTCTCGCATGCGTGGTTGTCGCGCAGGGCTTGCAGGGTTGTGGTGTATGCAGTCATGGTGTTATGTCTCCTCTGTTGTGGTTGATGTTGTTGCACGGGCGATAGCGGCGCGGCATGTCTTTACAACTGTCGAATTTGAATTGCGCCCATCGCTGTCTAATAGTTCGACGGTCAATCTGACCGCTTCAAGTAAATCGGGCGCGGCAGCGATGAGGCGGGCGTTTGCTTCACGTTCTCCCGCGTACCCCTTGCAATCGCACACTTCAAACTTGTCAGTCTTTCCGGCGCGAGATCCGTAGACGGTTGAGCCATCCTCTACGCGCCACGGTCCTGGCGTATGTTGTGTCATGATCAGATCCCCTGGATAATGCGATAACCCAGCGCGCGCAGGGCTTGCAGGGTTGTGGTGTATGCAGTCATGGTGTTATGTCTCCTCTACGTTATATTTTCCAGTATGACCAGCTGCAACCATGAAACACTCGTTGCAGCTTTGGGTTACGAAAACCACCCATTGAATAAAACTCTCGTTTTGTTATCTGTACCCGTTCGGTCATGATCAGATCCCCCGAATGATGCGATAACCCAGTGCGCGCAGGTAGTCCAGACCGGACGTCTTGTAGCAGCTTTGCCAGCCGTCCTTACCTGTTGGGCAAAACCCGCCACCAGCGGACCAATTAGTAAAGAAATACCCCAGCTTGCCGGCGCGCTTCTCAACAGCGGCGCGCTCGTCGGCGCCGGCCTTGTGCCACGCTTTCAGCAGTCGCGCGCTTGTGTCATCCTGGCCGGAATGGTCCGCCAGGGTATGCCCGTCAATGACCATGCCGGATAGTGCAGCGGTCAACTTGTCATATCCATAGCCGCCTGCGTGGCTTTCGGAGCAGGTGCGGCCTTCCGGCCCGAATGCGTCAATGATGAACACACGGAGGCGGCCGGCGCCATCGGCGGGATATGCCACGTTGATAACTGCGTAACCGTCGGGCTTCTTTGGATGGGTGATTGTGAAAGACGCGCAGCGCTTGAATGCTGCATGTTCTTCCATTTTGCGGAATGCGTTCGGTTTGGTTGCGTTATTGGTTGCGTTCGATGTTGTCATGGTGTGTCGCTCCTCTGTTGTGGTTAGGTTGATCAGCACTCAATAGAACGAATCAAACCGACTGAAAATCGTGTTCCGCCGATAGCTCGCGCCACTTTCTGCGCCGCGTCGCTCTTGTTTGCGCCGGTAGCGTAGTGCCATTCGTATCTTCCCCCGCATCCGTATTGAATGTAAAAACCGTAACGCTTATGCTGTGTCATGGTGTGTCGCTCCTCTGTTGTGGTGCTGCTATAATAGGTTAGGTTGTTTTCGGTTGTCAAGCGTTAATTGTTACTTGCATCGCGCCACGCTTTGCACGGTCTGGACGATGCGTAGTATTCGGCGCCGGGCTCACTCAGCTGGTACTCTTTAACCATTGCGCGGGCTTCGCGGTACGTCTCAAACTCGTCTACCGTTTCAAGTTCACCGTCGGCGCGGCGCTGGATGTATGTAGTCATGGCGTTACTTCCTCAACAGTGCGCGGTATTCGGCGGGCTTGATGTCAAACCCAGGAAGCTGCACCAGTCCGCGACATTCGGCAGGCGTGCCGCAGTATCCCTCGTCTATGGCTTGCACAATGTCGCCATTGGCCGCATACAGGACAAATACGCGGCGCGGGTTGCCGTTCGTTGTGTGGCCGGCGCTTAGGTGTTGGTACATGGTGGCGGGGTTGGTCATGGTGTTATGTCTCCTCTGTTATTCAATCTCGCGCAGTGCGTTGCGCAGTTCGCTCACGCCATATTCCGCTTGGCGTGCCGTTCCAAGTTGCACGCCTTCCAGCTTCTCGATGACCGCCAGAATTGCCACGCGATTGTCGCCGCGTACCGTTTTAGCGATCTTGCGCAAGTCATCAAGCACGCCTTCTGACTCAATGAAGTCTTCACCGGGGAAGCATGTTATTGCTTCTTCGATATATGGTGCCACGCCTCGCGCTGATTCTTGCGCCTCTTCAATATCAATCAAACGTTCAATATGATCAGCGGGCAGCGTGCCGAACAGATTTAGCGCCTCGCGTGATGTCAAGTTGCTGTTGATATACATGCTAGCACTCCCACAAATGAGCGAAGTATTCCGCCTCGTTAAATTCCTTCAGATCTACCAGTTCGAAGGGTTCGCCGTTTCTGTAAATGGTCAACATGGTTCATTACTCCTCTGTTATGTTATTTGCTGCCGGTTGCCAGGTATGCTGCAATTGCTTTGTACGTACATTTGATCCCCAGCGCCTTGCACGTACTCTTAACCGCGGCGCCATCTTTATCAGCCGTACCATTCTTCAGCGCGGTCATAAACTTGAAAGCATAGTCGCCGGGTAAGTTCTTTTCGGCCACAACCGCATACTTTGGATCGTTGACGAATCGCTGCGCAAATTGATCCTTGAGAATTGTCCAAAAGCGGCGCTCGAATTCGTTCATGGTATATCGCTCCTCTCGTTATGTGTTATGGTTTAGTCTGCAACGCCTTGAAGCTGCATAACGCGAAGCAGTGCGTCCTGGTAGCAATCCATCATAGTGGCGTAGTCTTTCAAATAGAACCATTCGATTAATAAGCCGTCTTCGCTTACTGCGTATCCGTCTTTTACTTTCGCAACTCCGAACATCGCCTCACTCCTCTCGTTAATTAACAACACTGCATGGTTGTTACTTTAATAACACCCGCAACGATTGTCAAGCGCTATAACGCGAGTACCCGACATAACAACTCGACTACTTGTTAAATGCAACACTTAACACCCGCGCCGGGTGTTGTCTATGTCTCATGCTGAAGTTGAGACGCGGTTGAGGCATGCCATATTATGCTTTATAATCATCAACTTGCCGCATAAGTGCGTTATGTCTCAAACGACACCTATTCTCCCGGCAATATACTGTATATATCCTATCCATACTCCATACCATATGTACTTTATACTATATTTATTTATATAAAATATATAAAGTAAAGACAAGACACTGTATTTGCAGCATAAAATACAGACGCAACCTGTGACCAACCTGTGACCAACTTGTGACGTGTGACGGCTGGTGCGAAATGTCTTGACAATATACCCCTAGAATTTTATCGTTCGTTGCAAATCAATGACTTGGCAAATCATTTGGCATAACGTGGCGCGCTTCGATGTCCCATTGTGCCCGACAACTAAACCGATTCGAGCGTAACGCATTGAATACTATGGATAAACGCAAACTGAACAAGGGGCGGCCCGTCGGCATGACCCGCGAAAAGATGGATCAGATGGCGCAAGCGCGTATGGATGAACGCGCCGCGAACGTGCCGCCTGGTCCAGGTAATAAGCGCGTGCGCCCCGAGCGCCAGGAAGAGGTCCGCGCCAAGATCCAAGCCTCACACATTGTGCGGCGCCTGCAGATGCACGGCGACGGCCTGCTTGAATTGACGCCCACACAAATCAAGTCATATGAGATATTGCTAAACAAGTCGCTCAGCACGCTACAAGCGACCGAGATAACCGAGGTGAGCAACCGCGACAAGATGACAGAAGCGGAAATAATGGCGAAGATCAGCGAGCTGATCAGACGCGAGCCGCGCCTTGCCGATATGGTGCAATTGCGTGGCGTCGTGGATGTACCGCTTGAGCCGAGCGCGGCACCCGTATCGAGTGGCGATGGTGAGGCGGTGGCGGGGGATGGTACGTGTACTGCATGCGGGGCGCCCGTCCAATGGGGGGTATGCGCAGGGTGCGGGGCGGTGGTGGGGGTGTAGCGGGTAGGGTGGGCGGATCGTGGCGGGGCGGGCGCCATACTCGGGGACCCCGGACGGTACGGAACTATTGTTGCCGGCACCGATCCACATTTTTCGTACGATTCGTGCTGCTATAATTGCAGTAATTGCAGAATTTGCACCAACTGCCCAGCCGCCGACCAGTATGTAACAAGCGAACGAGGTGTTAGAAATGATCGAAGACGTGCTGCGCTGGCTGTTGGGCGATCCGTGGGAATACGGAACGGCGATCGGTACGCGGCGTGCGCGGCGACACCTCCGAACGCACGAGGTTCAGGTGGAAGCGTGGGACGGGCGTGGCTGGTGTGCGATCGATCCAGTGTGGTGGGTGACGTTTGAACGGAGCGAGCGATGAGTGCCAGGCAGCCGAGGTATGCGAGACGTAACTTGCGCGGCGTCCGCCTATCGGGGCGCGGTACGAGGTGGTGGATACAGGAGCGGCGCATGCGAGTGTGCCTACCTGTCCGATTGTTAAAACGAATCAGATGGTGGAATTGGCGTGAGTGGAAGACGATGCCCGGTCGAGGCGATTGAGTACAACGAGGCGAGTCGTGAGCTGTACGTGCAGTTGCGCGGCGGGGTGGTCTACACGTACTTTGACGTGCCGCTTGGCGAAGCTGCAGCGTTTGAGTCGGCGGAGCTACGCGGCGTACACTACATGCGCCACATCCGCGACGTGTATCGCAGCTGCAGCTTGACGTGCGCCCACTGAGCTGATACGCTCCGATGGTACGTTGCAATAATAGGAGTTCGTCATATGGTGGCCAAGAAGCAACAACCCGTTCGGATGCCGCATCCGTGTTGCGGAGAGTGCGCGTTCTGCCATGCATTCCCGAACAAGGACGATGTGCGCTGCTGGCATGACAAGCCGAGGTACGTCGGCACGAGCGATGACGAAGACGAGTACGCCAGGGGGCCGCGCGTGAACGTGCGCGAACCGGCGTGCGCTGATTTCAAACCCATACAGGTGAATTGACGATATGCCCACGCCCCCGTTGCCGGACTCAGTGTTACTTGAAGCAGTTGAAGCATTGCGAAGCGTTGGGACAGTCATTGGCGCTGCGAGGTCGTTGGGTTTGGACCGTGGGACGTTCAAGAACCGTTTGATCCGGGCCGCCCAACGCGGCATCGTGCCGATCGAGCAGCAGCTTGAAGTGAAGCAGGGATGGAGCCCGGCTCATGGTTTGGATCAAGTTGTGCCGCAACCGCTGGTGCTGCGCGGTACGTCCACGCTGTACAAGGACGGCGTGCAGAAGCTGCAGTGGGTTAAGACGAAGCTGGACGACTCGAAGGTTGAGGCCGCCATGCTCGCAGCGATCGCGCGACTGTCCGCCACGATGCCACGCGCCGAACCGACGAATCCGCCAAATCACACCTCCGAAGCATTGTGCAATTTATACACATTCACCGACTGCCACGTCGGGATGTACTCGTGGGCAGCCGAGACAGGCGACGATTGGGATTTGGGGATCACCGAGCGGATGCTGACCGGCGCGTTCGACTACTTGGTGGACGCCGCCCCGCCGGCCGAAACTGCCGTTGTGCTCAACCTCGGCGACTTCATGCACTTCGACTCGCTTGCTGCGGTGACGCCGACGAACGGGCACCTGTTGGATGCCGACAGTCGGTACTCGAAAGTGGTCGGCGTGGCCGTTGGGATCTTGCGGCACATTGTCACCCGAGCGCTGGAGAAGCACCGCAGAGTCGTTGTTGTCATGGCTGAAGGTAATCACGATCCGGCGAGCTCGGTGTGGCTGCGCCATCTGTTCCGCCTCCTGTACGAGAACGAGCCGCGTGTCACGGTGATCAACAACGAGACGCCGTACGTCATGCACCAGCACGGCGAGACAATGCTGGCGTTCCACCACGGCCATTTGAGCAAGAAGGAGCAGCTGCCGCTTCTGTTCGCCGCGTCGTACCCGAAGGAATGGGGAGCTACGACGAAGCGGTATTGCCACACCGGCCACTGCCACCACGTTGACGAGAAGGAATACTCCGGCATGAAAGTCAAGCAGCACGCCACCCTGGCCGCACGCGATGCGTATGCTGCCCGCGGCGGGTGGGTGGCGAACCGACAGATTGAGGCGGTGACGTACCATTCCCGGTTCGGCCAGGTTGCGACGACGACCGTTGTGCCCGAGATGCTGGAACTTGACAGGTCGGTCAGTTCGTAGTAGGGTGTGGGTCATAGTGAACCAACACGGAGCGAATCATGATTGACTGTGGCCCAGCCGATGACGCATGCCTGATCCAGAACCAGATTGCCGCTGAGATTGCACCAGCGACGGACGAGCTGTTCGTAAATACACGCAGCATTGATCTCGGGGAATTCAACGGCCGCGCCTACACGTACACCTGGATCGGCGGCATGCCGACAATCGTGATTGAAAATATTGACAAAACGGCGTTTTCGGACGATGCTTTGGTTTCAGATGTACCTGACGATGTGTACCCACTATGAGCAAAGGAGCAGATGATGGCCGCGAAGAAAGAAACCCAAGCCGAGAAAAACGCCCGTATCCAGAAAGAATTGGCCAGCCGTGGCGCCAAGTTCCAGACGAAAGCGCAGATCGACGCGCAGCGTGATCGTTCCACTAAGAAGCAGACGGCACTTGCCAAGACTCAGCCAAAGCCGCCCGCCGCTGTCGGCGGCAATGGTAACGGTATGCGCCGTAAGCCAACAGAGTATTTTTCTGGCAGGCAATTCGATGAGTCAACCCGTAAGGCACTGAAGCGTTCGGGGGCTGAGTGAGACGCATCAAAGCTGCGGCGATCAAGAAGCCTTCGGGCAAGGTCGTCACGAAGAAACCGCCTGCGCATCATGTCGATGTTGCGGCGAAAGACCGCAAAGCTGGCGGAACCGGGAAAGGCAAGCGCGGTTTCGTAACATCTGACGGCGAGTTTGTCGGCCGCCATGATGGAAAGAAGATTGCGCGCAAGTCTGGTCAAGCCCGAGTGCGAAGCCGGCGCGGTCTGCACAGTCAGGACGTATTTGACAATGAGCGATGACGACAACGTAGTTCACGTTCAGTTTCGAGCGGCGTATCCTGTCGAGGCCGAACTGCAGCAGAAGCTGGAAGAAGTGATTTACTCCTTCGCCGGCAAGATTAGCATTCCGTCTGTACTTGGCGTTCTGAAATTGGTCGAACTTGACTTGGTGGAGAACGCATATGGCGATGAGTAAGACGCGCTCTCATCCAGGTCACGGCGAACTGGTCCAGATCAACTGCAGAAAATGCAACAAGGAAGTGACGATTTCCGTGATCGCGCTGTCCCGCCTGCACCATCCGCCCCTGTGCGAGACGTGCGCACCGCCCCCATCTGAGAAACCGAATGAGCAACGAGACGCTGCATGAGTTGCTGACGATGCTTGAGCAGTTGGAGCGTCGGAAGCAGATTTACAAGCTGGAGTATTACGATCCGTACCCTTACCAGGTGCGGTTCCACCATGCCATCGGGCACTTGACGCCCGGCAAGCTGGCCATATTCCGCGCGCTGTGCGCAGCCAACGGTATCGGCAAGACGCGGGCAGGCTGCATGGAAGATGCGATGCACCTCACCGGGCGCTACCCGGACTGGTGGCAGGGCCATCGGTTCCACGAGCCAGTGTCGCTGCTCGCATGCGGCCTGACGAACGAATCGACACGCGACGTTCTGCAGAAAGAATTGTTCGGCGACCCGACCGACCCGAAGACGCTCGGCACCGGCACCATCCCAATTGACCTGATCGGGAAGATAAACCGCAAGACCGGCGTGACGAACGCCTTCGATAGCGTCAAGGTTAGGCACGAACCGACCGGCCGCTGGTCAACGTGCTACTTCCGCGCGTACGAGCAGGGCTGGCAGAAGATGATGGGTACGCGCTTCGAGGTGTTCCACGCTGACGAGGAGCCGCCCGAGGAAATATGGAGCCAGCTGGTTCGCTCGGGCATCTCGAAGAAGAAGGTGATCGGCATACTGACCTGGACGCCAGAGTTCGGATTGACGGCGGTGACGGATCAGTTTGCGAACCACCCCGCAGAGGGGCAAGCGTTCATCAACGCAACCTGGGCCGACGCGCCGCACTTGATGAAAGACGGCAAGTACACCGACGAAGCGCGCGTTCTTGCCGCGAACATTCCAAAGCATCAGTTGAAGATGCGAACCGAGGGTCAAATTTTAGCAGGAGCAGGCCTTGTGTATAACGTACCCGACGACCTCATTCGCGTAACACCGTTCCAGATCCCCGCACACTGGCCGCAGATTGTCGGCATCGACTTCGGCGTGGACCACCCGTTCGCGGCCGCCAGGCTGGCGTGGGACCGGGACAACGACTGCATCTATCTGGTGAGTGAGTATCGTGACGAACACCGCCAAGTTCCCGCGGTTCACGTTCAGTCGATCAATGCTTGGGGCGGGTGGCAGCCCGTTGCTTGGCCACATGACGGGCTGAAGACCGAGCTGAACGGCAAGGATGTGATTGGGCAGTATCGTTCGGCCGGTTTGAAGGCGCTCGCCAACAAGGCGACGTTCGCACCGGATGTGGGCAAAGAGGAAGGCACGGGCGGCAACTCTGTAGAGGCCGGGCTGCTTGACATTTCTACCCGGATGGAAACTGGCCGGTTCAAAGTGTTCGAGAACTGCACAACGTTCTTTGAAGAGAAGCGGACGTACCACCGCAAGAACGGTCAGATTGTGAAACTGCGCGAAGACTTGATGGACGCGGTTCGCTACGGAGTAATGATGATCCGCCATGCTGCGGTTAATCGGGCGCCCGTACCGGCCAGGACGGCCCAGGCGCGGGACGGGTCAACGTACTTGTCGGCCAGGCCGTCGCGTCGCCGGTAGGTACTTGACAAGCCTTGACGTATCGGTATCATGCGAAAATGAAACGGAGACTGCTATGCCGCTGAAAAGGAGCAAGTCGAAGAAGGCCGTTGGAGAAAACATCTCCAAGATGGAACGCGAAGGCTACCCTCATAATGTAGCTGTCGCCGCTGCACTTGAATCACAACGCCGCGCTGGCGGCGGTAGGAAGAAACCAACCACACGAAAGGGGTAGCATCATGAAGCGCATTTTTGGTTTTGTTGTAGCGTCCGTATTGTTATGTTTTGCGTTGACTGCACAAGCTGCAGATGCGCTGGCAATCAGCCACACTGCATTCCCGACACCTGACGGTTCAGCATCGTTCGGATTGTTCAAGTCTGCCGAGCAAGCAAACACTGCGCTTCAAGTGAACATGCTGTCCAAGCTGGTGGTGAACAACAACTCCACTACACCGTACACCATCCCCAACGATACCGCATATGTCCTGTTCACCGGCACACAGGCTGGTGCCGGCACTATGACGATCAACTTGCCATCTGCCGCGAACTCGCGTGATGCTCAAGAAGTGACAATCTTCACGGCTGGTGCAATCGGCACTGCCCTGACCGTCGCATCCAGCGGCGCAACGGTGGTTGGCACACCGGCGACCCTGGCGGCAAACAGCACGCTGAAGTACAAGTATGATGCCGGCACAACCTCGTGGATCGTGGTTGGCCATTGATGAAAACGGTCGCATCGAACCATCTGCTGATCACCGACGGGCGACTGCCGGTGCCAAGCGTAAGCCCGGCACTCCGGGCGGCGCTGCAGGCGATGGTTATCGACATTGCGAAGAAACTGGAACACGCCCATTCAGCGAAGCATGATGCCCTTGTGTTGGAATGGCGCGTCGTCGGGCTGGCGAAGGGTGAATCAATGACAGGAGATTCAGATGTACACTAAGCTCAAGAATAACGTTACAGGTGAAGTGGATGGCCACTTCGTTCGCCGCAACTCTGACGGCACCGTGATCAGCAAGAACGACAAGGGCAACGACTACCAAGCGTATCTGGCGTGGGAAGCTGCACGGGTTGAGCCAGCCGAGCCAGTTGAGCCAGCCGAGCCAGTTGAGCCAGCCGAGCAAGTTGCGCCAGTTGAGCCAGCCGAGCCAGTTGCGCCAGCCGAGCCTGCCGAGCCAGCCGAGCCTGCCGACCACGCGGCGGAGTAACTAACACATGGCCGACGACAAGAAGAACTACGCGAACCTCAAGAGTGTCCGCGAGCGCGCCGAGAAGCTGCACGCAGACGTACTCTCTGCATTTGAGGATAAGCGCGATCAGTCTTCAAACATCGACAACTACTGGGACATCTACAACTGCAAGTTGAACGACAAGCAGCAATACGATGGTGACAGTCAGGTGTTCGTCCCCGTCGTCCATGATGCCATCGAATCCCGCGTGAAGCGGTACGTCAGCATGCTGATGCCGACAACCGGCCGCAGCATTGAAGTAATCTCTGAAACCGGCGACACCCCATACGAAACGGTTGCTCTGATGGAGCACTACATCCGTATGAACAGCCTGCGGACGTTGCTCCCTGGACTGTTCCGCCGCGGCGACGTGGAAGGCCAATGGTCGATCGAGCTTGGCTGGAGCAAGTCCGAGCGTAAGACCAAGCGGAAGGTCAAGAAGCCCGACCCGGAAAATCCAACAGAAGAAATCGAAGACATTGAGGACGTAACGATCGTTACGGCCGGCCCCACCGTGTCAGTCATCCCGGCGCAAGACTTGGCTATTGTCCCACCAACCGTGGCGCATATTGATGACGCCGACATGGTTATTACCATCTTGCGCTTGACGCAAGACGCGTTCGATAAGCATGTTGCGGAGGGCACGTTCATCAAGTCTGAAGCCGAGAAGCTGACGAAGGGCACGAACGGCAAGAAGCATCCCGATGCGGACCGCTCCAAGGAAGCCGGCGTGAAGGCGAGCGGCGGGCACAAGTTCTATCTGGTGTACCGCGTTTGGACAAAATTCAAACTCGACGGCGATGAGCGCGAGCCGTGCATCATCTATTTCGGCGACACGAAGAGTGTACTCGGTGTCGAGAAGAACCCGTACTGGTCGGGCAAGACGCCAATTCTGTCCGAGCCTGTGGATCTCATCCCCGGCTCCGTGTGGGGAAAGTCGAAAATCTCGCCTGTGGAGCAGTTGGCTTACCAGTGCAACGACGCAATCAATATGGGGATGGATTCGGCGAAGTATTCCGTGCTACCTATTGTGATGACTGACCCGGTGAAGAACCCGAACGTCGGCTCAATGATCCTGGCGTCGGCGGCAATCTGGGAAACAAACCCAAATGACACCAAGTTTGCGCAGTTCCCTGCACTCTGGAAGGACGCTTTCGCCATGGTTGCAGCCATCAAGGCGCAGATCATGGAGAGCATGGACGTAAACGACGCAATGATGGGCCGCGCGCCTGCGGGTCGCAAGAACGCCCAAGCGATCGCCCAGCAAGAATCGTCTGCCATGGCGACAATTGCCGACCCTGTGCGTCGGTTCGAGTCCGGCATTATGGACCCGTTGCTGGAATGGTTCTATGAGTTGGATCAGCAGTTCCGAGACGACGACCTGCTGATCCAGGTAGAGGGTGAGGTTGGTCTGGCCGCGAAGGCCCAGCGCATTCCCCCGCAAGCGTTCAGCCAACGGTACTTCTTCAAGTGGCAGGGCGTTGAGCAGACCATGGGTGCACAGCGCGTGCAGCAGATGATCGGCTTCATGAACGTTCTGCGCGGCATGCCACCACAGGCACTGAATGGTCGCACGCTCGACATCAGCCCAATCATTGATTACGGCGCGCAGGTTGTGCTCGGCCCGAACATGGCGCCTCGCGTCATTATCGACAACCGCGGCAAGATGAGTATTGACCCTGAGATCGAAAACGAGATCATGGGGAACAATATGGATATGCAAGTGTCACCGCTGGACGACGACACTGAGCACCTTCAGTCGCACCAGGCTGCCGCCAAGATGACGGGCGATCTGTCCGGGCACTTCCGTAAGCACATGATGATGCACGCTGCGCAAGCTCAGGCGAAGGCTCAGGCCGCCGCACCAGTTGCTAAGGGTCAGCCCGGTGTGCCTGGCGGTGGCGGCGGCCAGCCCGGTGTTGCCGGCACACCTCGCCCCGGGGCGATGCCTGTCGGCCCCCGGGAAGGCGCGCAGAATCCGCCCGGAGCGATCCCGGCAGACCAGATGGGCGACGCGGCAGCGGGCGGTAGAGGTTGACGCGCAACGCTGCGCATGGTATATAGCAACCATTAAATAGGAGTTCATCATGAGAGGCACCCCAGCGATGCGTCCGCGTATGACGGCAGAAGACAAAGAATGGCAAGCAAAGTGCGACATGCGCGCATTGCGCGAGGCCGAAGAGATCATGAAGAACGGTAAGCGCGCCGCAGCAGCCCGTGCCGCTGCCGAGAAGGAAATCAAAGAGCTTCAAGCAGTTGCAGCAAAGAAACGCAGTAAGTAACGTTCGACTGACAACCGTAAGCTGTCATTCGTGCGATTGGCGTAACCAATCATAGGAGTAGTAGCGATGCCTGACGAGAATTTGGAACCAGCACCATTGGATGTACCTGTAGTAGTTGAACCAACCGACGAGCCGGTGGATGAGCCGATTGATGAGCCGGTTGATGAGCCGGTGGATGAGCCGACTGATGAGCCGATTGATGAACCTGCCGCGCCGAAATCCCGCGCAGAGGCTCGCATCCAGAAGCTCGCAAACGAGCGCGCAGAAGCGCAAGCCGCATTGCGAGCTGCGCAAGAGCAAGCGGAGTTTTTCCGCAGACAAGCTGAGTTGGCCGCGCAAGGCCGCCAGCAGCCGCCCGAGCCTGAGTACGTAGACCCCGAAGAGAAGTGGCGTCGGGACATGCAGAGCACCGTGAACCAAGCACTGTTCTCTGCGAACGATACGAAGGATCAGGCAGCGTACATGATGAAAGCGGCAGCGAACCCGCTGTACGCGCAGTATGAAGCCCGCGTCGAGGCCCAGTTGGCCAAGGTGCGTGCGCAAGGCGGCAACGCCACGCGCGAAGGCGTATTGAAATACCTGGTTGGCGAAGACGCAGTAGCCAACCATGGCAAGAAAACAGCAACATCGCAACAAGCAGCAAAGCGTGTAGCCGCCGCGCGTGGATCGGCACCAACCGTGAAGTCCACCGCACCGGCACCGAAGAATGAGCCGTCCCTGGAAGAACGTTTGAACGGCATCATTCTGTAACACCTGTAGCACCGCAGCACCCCGCCTGATCCCCGTGACGGATCGAGTCGAATGGCTCCCGTAAGGACCGAACTGTGGCCGACCAGTTACGTCGGAGATTGTACACTTTTCAATTTTATGGGAGCAACATCATGGCTACAAATACCGCATCGAACTTCAGCGCTGACATTCGCAATTATATTGCGGAGAAAGTGCTGCCTCTGGCCAAGCGCCAACTGACCGCTTATCAGTTCGCTGACAAGCTGAAGCTGCCCGCCAACATGGGCACAACCTACACCGCCACTCGTTATAGCCGTCTGAACCTGCCGTTTGCTCCGCTGAGTGAAGGCGTTCCGTCCGTCGGCGAGACAATGACGATCAGCCAGTCCCAAGGTGTTGCGCAACAATGGGGCGACTCTGTGACGATCACCGACGTTGCCGAGATCACCATCGCGCATGACGTGTTCAAGCAAGGCGTTAAACTGGTCGCCATGCAACTGGCCGAAACCATGGAGCGCAATGCCTACACCGGCACCAACGGCCTGATGGCAGGTAGCAACATCAACTACGCCAACGGTCGCGCAAGCCGCGCTGCAGTTCTGGCAACCGATGTACTGTCTCCTCACGAGATCAATCGTGCGGTGAACGTGCTGGAGGTTTCCGGCGCCCCTCGTTTTGGCGAGCCCGCCAATGAGTCGTATGAGAACAAGGCGAACGTCAAGAAGGGCACAACCAACCCTCACTACGTTGCGATCCTGCACCCCGCAAGTGGTCAGGATATGCGCGAGAACTCCACTGTGTCTACCGCATGGTCGTACAGCGACATCAATCGCATGTACACCAACGAGATTGGCGAGTGGGGTGGTGTACGCTTCACCAAGTCGAACATGGTTCCGTTCTGGACCGGCGTTGCGGCCGTAACTGGCACCCCAGCAACCACTGGCGGCGCACTGGCTACAGGCAACTACATCATCCAGGTGACAGGTTCTCCCGCACTGACCTCGATGGAGCAGCGTATCTACCAGCAGTCCGGCGCGCTGAACGTGGCCTCTGGCTCCACTGGCTCTATCTCGGTGACTCTGCCGACCTTGGCTGGCTACGTGTTCAACGTGTACATCTCGGCAGTTGGCAGCTCCAGCGTAGTGAACCTTGGCCTGACTACATCCGGCCCGACCACTGGCCCGATGGCCGGTCAAGCCACTCAGCTGGCAAGCGGCTCTACCGTTGTGATCACCGGTGTTGGCGCATCTCAGGTTCCCCCAGCAGCTCCGGCTACTGGCGTTACCGTGTACCCAACCTTCGTGATCGGCGAGAACGCCTACGGCGCAGTTGAGCTGGATGGCGCGAAGTTCGAGTACCTGAAGGAAGCTGACAAGTCGGACCGTCACAACCAGCTGCGTCTGATCTCGTGGAAAATCTTCTACGGCATGATCATTCTGAACCAGGCATTCCTGATGCGTATCGAGTGCGGCAGCGCATTCGCACCTCAGTATGACTCTGGCGCAGTGGCTGGCGTAACCTACTAATCGGTAGGGTGTAAGGCGGGGGAGCTGTGTTGAGCGGTTCCCCCTTTTTTAACGTGAACAAGGAGTATTGAGATGAGCACAAACCGTCCGCCTGGCCGCCCTGCGACCAAAGCCGACCCTCACGTCGAGGATCGTGTTGAGATGGCCCCGACCGCCGATCATGGTGGCCGAATTGAAGGTGCGCCCACTCCAGTTATGGATGTGAGCAAGACCGAGCGAGTTGCTACCCCGGAGAAATTGCAGGAACCGGAAGTGAAAAAGCTCAAGTGGTTCAAAGTTCAGATTGACCTCGGCCAGTCTACTGATAAAATAGTCATCAATGAGCAAGAGTTCCACCACGGCCAGATCGCCACTGTGCGTGAAGACTTGCTCCCTGTGCTGAACGAGGTAATGTTCAACACCAAGATGCACGAGCGCGTGGTACGTGGCGAAGTTTCCCCGTCCGGGCATCGTCTGCAGGGCCGTCGTTAATAACCACCATGAGAGGTAGACAATGAGCGAAGAGAAAAAGAAGGACATCGGCTACGCATTTCGCATTGGCGCACAAACCGCCGACGGAATCAGCATTGATGTCACTGGGAATTTCCCGATCGGCGCACCGGATGAAGTGATCAACCTGGAATTGGACAAGTGGATCAATATCTTCTCCCGTCAACGCGCAAAGACCGTTCTCGCTGAAGAGGAGCGTCTGCTGAAAGATGCGCAAAATACCCGCACACAGATGATCGAGCAACTGCGCCAAGCCGAAGAAAAAGGCACCGCGAAGACTGCCGAGCGTCAGCAGATCCAGACTCTGAAGCAGACTGTAGAACGCCTGGATACCCAAATTGCCCAACGCGAACTGGGCATTGAATCTCTGAAAAAGCTCATTTGACATCATGCTGACTGCCGCTCAAATCGTACAAACGGCCTGCCAGATTGCGAAATGCCCCGGCATGACGCAAGTGGCAGGGCAGCGGCTCAATGAAACGCTACTTGGCTTAGCGCTCAATCAGAATCTCGACAACGTTCGGCGTACACTTACGCTGAACGTTCTGCCAAATCAGCAGCAGTACCAACTGCCTGTTGCATTCCTTCGTGCCCGCGAGTGCTTCTACAACGTGGAAGGTGCCGTGTTTTACCTCGTCGAGTATGCTACCGACGAATTTGACCAGCTATTCACCGGCCCGAACAATTCGGCCTATCCTGAAATTTTCACTGTAGATCAATCGAACAATGTTCTGCAGTTCTACCCGTTACCACTGGTTCCGTTGAGCGTGACGCTCCGGTACATGGACACAACGGTTGAGCTCGCCAGCCCCGATACTAGCACTGCTGTTCCGTGGTTTCAGGACCAGTCGTATTTAATCACGAAACTGACAGCCAAGATGATGCAGATCACTGACGATGTGCGTGCGACGCAGTTTGATGCGCAGGCCGACGATATTTTGCGCAGATACTTGATGCTGAATAACGGCAACACGCTGAAAACCGTAAAGCTCGACCCGCGGCGTTTCAATAACCCAAGGTCGCTGCGTGCGACCAAACTTTACCCATGATCGAGTTCATGGTCATCGCGCTCCCCAGGAGCGGAACAACGTGGGCAAGTAACTGGCTCACAACCGACGACACGCTGTGCCTGCACGACCCGTTGTGGGATCGGCACTACGATGAGTTGGATGGGATTGTAAGTAAGAAACGTCTCGGCGTGAGTTGCACAGGTTTGATGCTGTTCCCAGAGTGGCTGAACGCGCATCCGGCCCGGAAAGTGATACTGCACCGGGACGTTGTGGAAGTAAACGAGTCGCTGCGTGCGATCGGCATGCCGACACTGGATCAGGACGCGGAAGACAAGCTGTGGGGCATCGCCGGCATGCACGTTGAGTGGGGCGCGCTGTTTAACAGGCCGCGCGAGATTTACGAGCACCTGTTGCAGAAAGAGTTTGACGAGGAGCGGCATGCCGAATTGTGCAAGATTGCGATGCAGCCGAGTTTTGAGGAACTGACCGTGAATAAAGACGCGGTTCGTAGGTTGATGACGGAATTAAGGGGAGTTTGATATGCCAATCGGAGCAGCTATTGCAGGAGGTATCGCGTCGGGAGTTGGCGGAAGCCTGGTCGGCTCGTTGTTGTCACCGTCTCGCGGCGGCAGCGCCCCCGGTGTTGCGCCAACGGTGCAATTGCCAGGCCAAGCCGAGATGGCGAAGAACTTGCAGTCCGGCACACAGGATTACCTGAAGACGGCGCAGCAGTTCTACGGGATGGACCCGAGCTACGCGAATCAAGCATTCCAAGCGATGTACTCCAACCCGTACGCCGCAGCGGCACAAACAGCCGCCGGCCAAGCGGGCGGAATGTCCGGCGACTGGGCCAGTCGTGCGGCGGCTGCTGGGCGGGGTGCGATGGATGCCGGAACGCAAGCGCTGCAAGCTGGCCAGCAGGTGTGGCAGACTGCGGCCGACCCGCAAGACGCGCTGTATCGCCAGATGCAACAGCGCGTCATGGATCAGTCGAATGCGATCAACTCCCAGTACGGGCTGGGTGCGTCGCCGGTCGGTGCGGGTGTTGCTGGCCAGAATTTGACAAATTTCGATCTTGCGTGGCAACAGCAGCAGTTGCAGCGCCAGATACAGGGTCAGCAGGCGCTGAATCAGGGCATTAACGCATACACTGGCGCGGCCGGCACGGGACTCGGGTTCGGTCAGACCGGCGTTGGTATGCAACAGCAGGCCGGCGCACTGCCGTATCAGACCGCGCAAGGGATCGGGCAAGGTCAATTTGGCGCGCTTGCCGCCAATCAGGCAGCAATGCAGGGTACAATGACGCCGTATCAGCAGCAGATCAACAATATGGCGAACTATTTGGGCTTGGGTCAGTCTGCGCAAGCCCAAGCGGCGGGCCAGTCTTACGGGCAGCAGCAGCTGCAACGCCAAGATGCAGCCAATATTGGCAACCTTGCAGCACGCGGCATTCAGGCGGGGATGGATGCTTCCGGTTGGTTCAGTGGTGGTACTGGTGGAAGCCAACCCGGAGCGGATATGACTGGGTTCTACACCCCAACCACGCAGTTGATGGGTCCGGCAGACATGGGGATGTACACTCCAAGCTATATGCCTTGATGGGAGACAGAGATGGCACTGGGCGGTTTCTTCGGAAGTAACTTCGGCGCGGCGGCGGGTGGCGCGCTGCAAGGGCAGTCTGACTATCAGGCAATGCAGGCGAATCAGCTTCGTCTGCAGCAGGCACGCGAGCAGCAGGTTAAAGAGGCCGCTGCAGCGAATGCTCAACGGGCGGCTACAGAGGCGTTCCAGAAGACCATGCAGTCCGCGTTCGGCACGCCTGGCCAGCCACAAGCGCCCGCCCCCGGCGCCCCCTCCGTACCGATGGCACAACCGCCACAGCTCCAGCCGTACCGTGCGCTGCAACCCGGCCAACCTGCTCCGATGCCTGGCCAGGTCGTGTTGCCGCAGCGCCCGCAATCGCCGGCTGCACCTGCTGCAGCGCCCGCGCAGCCAGTCAGTCCGCAGCAGATCACCATGCAAGGTATCCAAGCGAACGCGCCGTCCGACCCCGATGCGTATCGCCTGTATATGGAGCAGATGGCGCCGTACTTAGCGGCCAAAGGCGAGTGGTCGCAACCGTATGAGCTGAATGGGGCCATTGTGCAGGCCAATGCGAAGACTGGCGAAATCCGGTCGGTAATTCGTGGCACGGCAGATAAAGGCGATTGGTCTGACCCATACACGCTGAATGGCGCGACTGTTCAGAAGAACACACAGACTGGCGAAGTGCGCAAGGTGGTCGGGCCGGCTGGCGGCGCGGGTGGTAGCGGGGCGGGCAATCTCGGCCATCTGAATGCCTTCAAGGCGCGCGAGACGAAAGACCTCGCGCCGGTAACTGACGCCCAGATGAAAACTGCGAAGATTCGTGCGTTGCTCCAAAGCGGCAATGCGGTCGGCACAGCCCAGGTGCAGCAAGCGCTGTCCGACCTGTACACGCATCTGCGTGCCACGAATCAGATTTACGCGGACAACAAGAATTTCGGTAACATCGAGCAACGGTTTGCTGGGGCACTGAATCGGTTCATCTCCGGCAAGTATTCGTCCGATGACCGGAAGATGATCATTGACCTTGTGTCTGAAATGGACTCGAAGGTATTCTCGCCCGCACGGAAGAGTATTGTTGACCGCTACAAGAAGCAGGCCAAGACGTTCGGCTATGACCCCGATGTGGCAGATGAGTCGGATGCTTATGCACCCGCCGCGCCGACCGCACCTGCGAGCAGTGGCACGCCGCCGCTTCCTGCGGGGTTCACCGTGATGGGGGAGTAGACATGGCCGATTGGACGCCAGTTGAGAAAGTAGCCAAGAACGCCGAGGGCAAATTTGTAGCGCTCCACAATGGGGCGTGGGTTCCGGTTGACAAAGCTGCGAAAAATGCCGAGGGTAAGTTCATGGTACTGGGCTTGCCAGCCGCAGCACCAGCTGCAACACCTCCGGCCGCCGCCGCACCTCAAGAGGAACCGTCTGGGGCATACCTCTGGAACAAATTTAAGCAGGGCGTGGCGGCACTCCCAGCGATGGGGCCGCTCGCGGCTGACGTTGTGGCGATGCCGTTGCGCCCGTATGAGCGCCTGCTTGGCCGAAACGTGCCTCAATCCATGTTCCCGGCAACCGAGCAGTACAACCGAGCAATTGAAAGCACGGGGGCGTATGACCCTCACATGCCTGTTCCGCGCGACGAGTCTGGGCAGCCACGATTTACCGCTGAAGTTGCCGGCAACATTGCAGAAATGGCGGGAATGAACGTAATACCCGGCGCAGGCACGGTGATGCGATCCGCGCGCCCCGGCGTCGCCCTTGCAAAAGAACTGGCCGGCACGGCGCTCGCTGGAGAAGGTATGACCATGGGTGGGTACCTGGCCAACCTAGACGTGTTCGGCGAACCGAGCGAGCGCAAGAAGGCCGCAGGCGAAGCGCTCGGAAGCATGACTGGGCCGTTGCTTGTACAGAAAGCGATAGATGCCGCAGTGAAGGGCGGCAATTGGATCAGTAAGATGGGCATCCCCACAGGACTGACGCAAGCCTCGCGCGATGCGCAGATGCAACGTTTCGCCGAACAGCAGATGGAACAGGCGAAAGAAGTGGCTGCCGGCAGGCTTCGCCCTCAGTTGGAAACCGAGGCGGCCCAACAGGCGATCGCGCGTTCCAAGGATGTCGCGTCCCGTGTGCCAGGCTTCGGTGAGAACCTGACGCTTGGCCGCGTGACAGGCTCGCCGGCCGTGAAGTCTATGGAGCACCACTTTGCATCGACCGATCCGGCCATGTTGGAAGCTGCCGGCCAGCGCGAGCGTGGTCTGCAAGAAGCAATCCGTCAATACTCGGAGAAGCGATTCCCAGCATCCGAATGGAGTGCGCAGGATGAGCTAAAGTACGTGTATGCGGACAAGCTGCGTAGCTTTGATGAAGGGCTGAAGAACCTGGATCGTCAAGAGCGTAAGTTGGCAGCGTCGTTGCCTCGCGGCGACATTGAAGAAATCGGAACGCAGCAGCGGAAGTTGGTCACAGATCGACTGAACCTGGCCCGCCAGAAGAAGGACGCGCTGTACAAGGAGGTTGCCGCCACCGCCGATAAGTTGGGCGTGAAGGTCAACGTTGGTGATGTTGTCGATGTGGCCAAAGCCAGCGCAGGCAGCAACTTCAGGAAGTTTCAGGAAGACCCCGGCATTGTTGGAAAGATCCTGCGCGAGTATTCCGCCGAAGGTAAAGTGCAACCGCCCACTGTGAAAACCACCCCGGCTGGCGGGAAAATCACATTGCGTGGTGCGGCACAAGCGCAGAAACCGCCCGTGGCGACATACGGTGAATTTGAATCGTTGTACAGGGAAGCGAACCGTGAGGCAGACGTGCTCGCCCGCGCCGCATCTGCTGGGGACATGCAGGCTGCCCAGAAGCTGCCCGTGGTGAACTCGGTTCGTGGCGTTCTGAAGGCCAAAATTGAAGAGATGGCATCCCCCGCGCACGGTGAATTGGGCAAAAAGCTCATGACCGCCAACTCCTATTACCGCGACCAGTACGCACCACTGTTCAAGCGGGGCGCTGGCGCCGAAATCCTGAAAGACGGGCGTTTCGGGCCTGCGACAGAGAATGCGAAGATTACGGAGTCGCTGATCTTCAAGAAAGGCGATCCGTCTGGTGTTTCTGAATTCCTGACCGTCGCCGGGAACGACCCGCGTGGCAGGCAACTGCTGGAAAATGGCATATTCGACATGCTATCTAAGCGCGTTGTTCGTGACGGAAAGGTATCGAAGACCGCGCTGGAGGCGTTCTTGCGCGAGTACAAAGAGCCGCTTTCTGCAGTTCCTGACATTCGCAAGAAGATCGAGTCGGTTGAGCGGGCCACTGCGTCGCTCAAGGAGAACACTGCGCGCGCAGTGAATGGCCGGTCCGACTTGGCCCGTAGCACGTTAGCGTCCGTGGCCGCCGAAGAGAATCCTGCGAAAATTATCGCCAACGCAATCAAGTCGCCGAAGTACATGGACACGCTGCTGCTGAACGCGGGGGCCGAGTCGCGCAAAGACCTTGCTCGCGGCATCATGGAGCACGTCCTCGGCACGCCGAACTCCGCGCAGTTCATGAAAACGAACGAAAAAACCTTGAGGAAGGTGCTTGGCGGACGGCAGTTTGCCAATTTGCGCACAATTTCCCAGGCGCGCGAGATTGCGGAGAGCGTCAAGCCGCCCGGCTACGTCCAGTACCAGAAGGAAGGCGATGTGCTCGCTGGGTACGGCACAACAGTCAAGCAGGCCGTGTCCAGCGCCATCGCCGTTGCGCGAGGTAGATCCGGCAAGGTTCAAGAGATGAGCGGCATGGGTGCCCGGTGGTGGGACAAGCTGCGTAATGACGAGGTTGAGCGCCTGATGAAGAGTGCTGTTTATGACCCGGAGCTTGCCCGCGCCATCGCGGACTACTCGCGTAGTGGTACGAAGGCCGCCGAGAAGGTTCTGAACGATCACCTCGTCGCACACGGCATCCGTTCTGTTGCAGCGACCGTGCTCGGGCAAGGTCAGCGCGACGATGATACAATGCCGCCCAAAGGAGCCGTTCAACCATGAAGATTCTTCTGATCGACAACCCATCGAGTTTTCTCGACTTCGCCTTGCGGTGCATGGAACACGGCCACCAGGTTAAGACTTGGATGGGTTCCGACAAAAAGGGCGCTCGATCCACGGTCGGCGACGGCATGATTGACAAGATTCCCGATTGGCGCGCTGCGATGAAGTGGGCCGATTTGATCGTTACCAGCGATAACGTCATTCACATGCGCGAGTTGGAGGCATACCGCAAGGCGGGATTCCCGATATTCAACGCGCACGCCGCTGTGACAGATTGGGAACTCAATCGCGGCACCGGCCAGCGTGTTTTCGAAGCTGCAGGTATCCCGACGATCGACTCCCCGGTGTTTACCAGCTACGACAAGGCCATCGCGTTCGTGGAAAAAACCATGAAACGTTACGTGTCGAAACCGTCCGGCGACGCCGACAAAGCGCTCACATACGTCAGCAAAGGCCCGCGCGACATGATCAGCATGCTGGAGCGCTGGAAGAAATTGAACAAGCTGAAGGCACCGTTCATCTTGCAGGAGTTTAAGCCGGGCATCGAGATGGCGGTGAGCGGATGGTTCGGGCCGAACGGTTTCTCCAAGTATTTCTTGGAGAACTTCGAGTTCAAGAAACTGATGAACGACGACAAAGGCCCGGCGTGCTTCACCCCGGACGCCGAAGTGTTGACGAAAGGTGGATGGAAGCTGTGGCCAGACGTAACGATGGAAGATGAGATTTGCACATTGAAAGATGGGGAAATTCAGTACGAACGTCCGAGTCAACTGATTGCGGCGGACTTTGACGGAAATCTTGTCGGGTGGAAAGGCAAGCGCTGTGATATTTTAGTCACCCCTGGCCACAATATGTACGTCCAAGACGATCATTATCGAAAAGAGTTCTTCTTTGAACCTGCCGAAGAATCGTTTTTCAAACGCAGAACGATTATGCGCGCAGGTGGGGCATGGAAAGGCGAGTTGCATCATTCTGCCGAATTTGCGGCACTCGTTGGCGCGTACATCGCCGATGGAAATTGTCATCGAGGCTCAATCGTGTTTGGGAACTGCCCCGCACATAAGCAATCCGAGTTCATTGAGATTGCCAAAGCGGCTGGCTATCGTGCAAAGATGTACGGAAAAGATTTGTACATCAACAGCGTAGATCTTGTAGCGCAATTGCGACCACTCGGTCGGGCTGCCGACAAGTTTGTCCCACAATGGGTGAAAGATGCCTCCGTCAATGTCATTGAGTCGTTCCTTCGGGGCTACGGTGCAGGTGACGGTTCGCGCAGAGAGACAAATCTTACTTATACGACCGTCAGCAAACGACTTGCTGATGATTTGCAGGAGCTGGCACTTAAAGTCAACTGGGCGGCGATTGTTGGCATCAGAGATCGCGTAGGCGAGTCCCACATGATAAATGGCATCGAATGCGTGAGTCGTAGAGTAGCGTACGAGGTGTACGTCAGCAAAGAAAAAGTGAAAGCTGAAATATCGGAAGACAACCGTTACCTTGAACAATATGCTGGCACGGTATATTGCTGCACGGTGTCTTCTCACGTCATTTATGTTAGGCGCAATGGGAAAGCATGCTGGATTGGGCAGACAGGCGAGCAGGGCACCCTGATGCGCTATGTCACCGAGTCAAAGCTGGCCGACCTCGTGCTCAAACCGCTCGCCCCGGAACTGTTCCGTCAAGGGT